CTTCAATCCATCGACGCGATTGATCGCAGTGATCCCATAACGCTCGCCGTCAAACACAACGCTCATTTGCTCGTTGTAGCCTGATCGGTATCGCATAACAAAAACGGCCCGAGTTCCTGCCTCAAGCTGCCTCCCTCGCATATTTTCAATGCCGCTCGTTGGCATGTACTCACATGGCTCGTTTTCAACGTAATCAGTCCATGACACGACAGGTTGACCAGATGCATCCTGAGTCTCTGTCACCTGCTGGATCGTGCAGCGATGACGCATGCCTCCGACTCGATGTCTGTTTGGACGGCCTGATCCGCTCATGGATAGCTAGCCCTCATGAATCGCCTAACCAATGCCTCATAAGGTCGCATTGTTTGCAATGCTTCACTCATAAGCATGTCACGATTTTCAAAGTAATGAGCAACCAAAAGCATCATGGCTCGCTTGGCAATCGCCGGAACCAGTGAAGCATCTTGGCTATAGCCGCTCTTGTAGGTGATGACCCAAGCATCCCATCTTGCTGACCAAGCCGGTAAGCTGACTTGATAGCCAAGCCTGATCTCGTCTTTGTGCAAACTGTAGTTTGCAGATGAGTAGGTCTGCAAGTTGTTGTTGCCGTCGTAGTATTGGATTGATGTGATCGATGAGACTGGCCCTTTGGGCAGCTCAAATCCATCGTAGAAGTCGCTTAGTTTGACCCTAAGCGTTGTGTAGCAAGTCACGCTGTCGGTATCGTGCTCCCACTGCTCACGGGCTTCCTGGATTATCGCGGCGAGCTGGAGATCGTGAGTTGTGTCGCTGCTTGAGATTTCGAGTTGCTTTTTTACCTGATCCAGCGTCAGAGGCTCGACACTCGGCCCCGATACTGTCTCTGCTTTGATTGTCGTCGGCATCTTTAGCAAAGCCTCTTTGAATCAGGATCTCAGCTTGACCACGTTGACAGCCGACCAGTTGAAATCCAACTGGCCGGCCCATCCATTCTTTAATCAAAATCAGGTTCATGCCTCGATTTTTACCTCTCAGTCATGAACCTGACCTGGAGGGATCCATTGGATCCCAGATTAGACAACGATGCAAACGTCGCCGTCAGCAACGCCGGTTGACGTTGTTGGTGCAATCTTGCCACGGCTCAAGCAAGCTACGCCAGAGATGAATCCTCCGAGCGTACCATCACCAAAGGTCGCGACGACCTTAAGGAATGGATTCTTGCCTCGCATGTCGATGTGAAATACACAGACCTGGCCGTCATCAGTTGCACTTGGAAGTGCAAGAGTTGCGCCGCCAAGACCAGTGCCACCATCGAAGGTAGCCCCGGTGATGTCAGCGTAAGTACCACCAGAAGCATCGGACGATTGAACCTTCAAGGCAGTCATGGCGATGTCAGTTGCCCCGAGGGTAACTGCAATCGTCACAAAGTCCCAATTGGTGCAATCAATCGCTGTTGCGGTTGCCGAGGTATTGTCGAGGATTGCTGCTGGCTTAATCGCTGCAACCCATTTGCTGTGTTGAATACTGTTCATGTAAATCACCTACCTTTTTTGATTAGGATGCAGCCTTGAGTTGAACGATTGGCCCAGCAACGCTTGCAGTGCCGATTTCATGTACGTTGATGTCGTAACGCATCGAACTGAACACGCCGACTTGGTCGTATTCAACGTAGCGAGATGCATCAGATTTGAGCGACAAGCTTCGACGCATGCCCATCGTGCAAGCAAGCGAAAGATCGCCAAAGTAAGCGAACTTGGTCGATCCAGAGACAGTGCTAGGCAGCGATTGGCTGAACACAACTGGGTAGCCCATAAATTGTTGGACTGGAGATCCCCCAAGATCCATCACGGTGTTACCACCAGCAGCAAACTGGAGGCGTGCCATCACGTTCCAGTAATTTGCTGAGTGAACGAACCACACTGGACGGATTCCAGGGATTTGTGGCAACTTAGCAACCGCATCTTGAAACACAGCAATCGTCAAACCAGCAGCAGTGTTTTGACCAGATCCAGCGGTCGCAACTGAGCCGGCAGCAAGGACGTTAGCCAAGCCAACGATCCCGCCATAGGTCGTCAGGCCATCACCCAAGAAACCGCAAGCATCTTGCTTAACAGCATGAGCGTAAGCGATCTCACTGGCGAGCATGTCAGCAAGAGCAATCGCAGCATCTTCGCTGAGTTCGCTCGAGACTTTCGTCAGCGTTGCGAACTTGCGAGCGGTAAGATTGACTTGACCAACGGTCACATCCGATGCGGTGATTTCAGCATTTTCACCGACTGCGTAAGCGGTCAAACCTCCGGCACGACGAGGGAGAGTAGCTGAATCGCTGGTCATCGGATAATTGCGAGCGTAACGAGCAAAAACGCCGTACTCTTCAAGCAAACTGATGACACTGTTTTCAAACTGGACTGGAACCAACGATCCACCCTTGAGGTCGTCGTTCTCGCCCATTGCATTCAGGATGCCGTGATCCTTGCACCATCGTTTCGATCCTTCATTGCCACAAACAGCAGCAATGAATTGACCGCTGGCGTAGGCATCAGCTTCGGCGTTTGGCCCCTTGAAGCTCTTGAGTTGACGAACTCGACGAGCGGAAGCAGGAATGCGGATCGAGGTTGGCGAGTTGTCAACGCTGTTGTTTTCGATCTTGGCGACCTTGGCAGCGACGAAAGCTTCGACCTTTTCGGCTCGCTTGAGTTGCTCGCTTAGACCCTTGACTGCTTCGATGCTGGCATCGACGCTCGAGGATTCTTCGCTGGTAAGTTCACGATTTTCTTGTGTTGCCAAAGCGGTGATCGCTTCGACCTCGGCTTGCTTGGCTTGAATCTCCAAGCTCAAATCTTTGGAATTCTTCATTTCTGCGCACCTTGTGGTAGAAAGTTGCGGCAGAGTTTCTATCAACCGTTAGATAGCGACACTGCCACGAAAACATTGGTTTTCGCTGCGTGTGCCGCTAATCAGTTGCACTTTTGCAGACACGGGAC